CAAGCTCAATTTGCTGTGCCGAAGATAATATCCATTCTGAACTTGGCAAATTATGAACTCCCTCTCCTTGTCCTGTTTTCTTTCTATATGCAGGATAACCTTTATAAATTGGATTTTTTAGGATATAACCAATTGTACCACTATTCCACATTTTATTGTTTCGAGTTTTTATGCCGTGCTCATTTAAATATTTGGCTATTTTTGTTTGACCATATCCCTCCAAAGCTAACTTATATATAAGCTGCACAATAGGGGCCTCAATGGTATTGATGACTAATTTTAATAATTCTTTTTTCTTTTTATTGAATACACCTGTTTTTACAAGCATATATCCATATGGTGCATCGCCGCCTCTAAATTTGCCTTCTTCAGCCATTTGCCTATGGCTACTATCAACACGCATAGAAGTCTTATGACTTTCACCGCTGGCTTGCCAGAAACGTATGTAGTTAAGTAATTTATCAATATGTTGTGAAAAGGACTGTTGGCCTTCTTTAACACTCCACATTTCTATACCTTGTTTTGTAAACCATTCAAGAATAAATGGAGTTTCATCTTCGCGTCGTCCTAATCTGTCAAACATATAGACAAGCAGAATGTCAAACTGATTATTTAAAGCATCATTCTTGATTGTTTGCAATACATCACGTTGGTCTGCTGATTTTTTATAGCCACTGACACCTTTTTCATAATATTCATTGACTAATTGCCATCCCTGTTTTTTAATAAATTCACTGCATTCTTTACGCTGCATAGGAATGTCATCTTTATCAACTTGTCCTTTTGTTGAAACACGATATAAACATGCAACTCTTTTCATATAGCCTCCTATGATATAAGCTCCTCGACAAACATGTCGAACATATCGTTGGAGTCATCGGTAAATTTTAAAATGATATGTAAATTAGTTTCATCGTCAAAAGTAACAAGTGTGTAATTATTTTGATATGTATAATTAAAATCTTCTCCTATAAAAATACCTCCTTGTATAATAATGTATTATATTATAGAGCCGCCGCTTATCTGACGGCTCTATTGCTAAATCATATGAAGGTGAATAAAGGGAGCCTCGTGTTCACCAAACAAAGTTCACGGACATATATTTTTTTGCAGTAATTATTTTATTTTTCCTTTTTCATTTCATATTCAATAATAGGTTCACAAACATAACAAGACAATTCACAGGCAACTTTTGTGGCCTCTTTAGGGGTATGCCCAAGGTAAAGTGCTGCCAACGCATAGTCTTCACCTGCACCAATTGCTGAATAGTCTGTTATTTCATTTACAAACATATTATCAATCTGGAATAAATGTCCTTGGAAAATTAGCAAATATTCATTTTCAATATTGCTGTTCCCTATCATAGTATTTTTCCACTGAGAGAATTCAATAATAAAGGCAAGGATATCTTTTTCGGTCGCGGATAGTGGTTTATGGGTGCGCATATAGTGCCACATCAAACTGTCTTCCTGTGCGGTGCCCACACCACCAATAATCATTTCATTGATTTCTGCTAATTTTGTCACATTTGTATTGCGTTTTGACCAGCCTTTTATCATAATAGAGTCAGCTGCGATAACAACCTTATCGGGATAAACTTTTGCGGCTACAACACTCATATTCTTTCTCCTTAATTAATTCCTGTTGAACCGAATCCACCACGGTTTGGGCCGCTCAGTACTGATATTTCTTCAAAAGTAATTTCTGGCTGAATTTCCATTATACGAAACTGACAAATACGGTCATTTGTTTTAATTACAGTGTCACGCAACGCATATGCAGGGAAAAGCCACTGGTCATTGTCTCCGCAGTATGAGTTGTCGATAATACCACAATGGTTTGTCTGAATTATGCCAAAGTTTTTAAATGTAGAACTGCGAGGGACAATATGTGCTTCGTAGCCCTCTGGAAGCTGCATTGCAATACCAAGTGGAATAAGCTTAAATTCGCCAGCTTTCAGTTCTACATCCTCAGCTGCTCGCAAATCAATCCAATTACCTTTTTTAATGCTTGCAAGATTATCAATTTTATCTGTAAAGTATTTAACCTTTATATGCTGATGCATTATTATTCTCCTTATATTTTTGAATAATCTGGTCTAAAACCTGATACTGTTTATTGTTCCATTCTTCGGTTTTACAGGTTTCTCTCCATTTTTTATATTTTCTATAATCCAAATAATTAAATTTGAACGTAGTTCTAAATGTTCCGTAGTACCTCATATCCCAAAAGGTTACTGTACGCTCATCTAGTTCCCATTGTTCAGAGGCTAACGTATATGCATTCATAAATATATTAAAATTAATGACTGGATAGCTTATACGCCATTGCTTATCAATATCAGCACATAATTTCAAGATGACGAAAAGAATACTCCATATCACAATGAAAACGCCGATATATACTAAAACTATATACATTATTTCTCCTTTTGGGAGGGCTGGAGTTCCCAGCCCTCTGTATTGTTTATTGCGCTAAATATTCATTTAATGCTAATTCAGGATATTTTGGAACAGCGCCATATATCCAATGAAATTCAGCATGACAATTTCTACATAAGCATATACATTTTTCAACTTCTGCTTGTATTACTTCTATATTTCCACGATATTTATTTCCAACCGTAAAACATTTATTTTTAGGATTTATATGATGAAAATCAATTATCCATGGCCTGTCCTCTCCACATTTTACACAAGGGTATTTTAAAGAATTTAAAAATTCTCTTTTATCATCAAATAATATTTTTTGATATTCTTTTCTATCATCTCTATGTACATAAGAATATTGATTCTGATACTCTTTAATTTTTTCTTTATTGTTGTCAACATACTGTTTAGTTCTTTCAATTATCTCTGTTCTATGTTTTACATAATAATTTTTATTGTTTTGTTTACAACATTCTTTACAATAATCTCTAAATCCATCTTTTGTGTAAGAACTTTTATAGAACATAGAAGTAGGTAGTTCTTGTTTACATTTTTTACATTGCTTTAATCGCATTTTGACCACCCACAATTTTTACAGATAATACAACCACCTTCAAATTGCAATTGGGATGAACATTCTGGACAAGGTGTATATGTACTTATTCTTGCTTTGTCTTCTATATTACAATTGCATTCTGATTCTGCAATTTCTTCTTCGCAACCAAAACACCTATCATTAATTTTCTTTTGTAATTCTTGTAAAGCATAGCCTATGGCGCTCGGGCAAGAAGTTCCCTTTGAAGTATCCCCTTTTGCTTTTGTTCTGTTGATATAAGCTGTGCAAGGGCGAATACTCATTGTTTGGTCAATGATAGATTCAATTGGAACACCACCTCTTAATGCAAGAGATATAAGGCGTGAGATGAGTTGATAATTACGTTCACAGCCGCCGCTAGAGCCAATGTTGACAAAGGTTTCTTGTGGTTCACCAGATATTTCATCGAAATATACTTCCATATGAATTGAACCACAACCTGTATTAAGTTTACGTTTATAACCAATAAGGTCGTCACTTACATCCATAATGTAGCCTCTTGGCAATTCAGCTGATATTATCTTTTCCGATGTTTCAGGTGATTCTTTTTTACCAGTTTTATCTGTTGTGAGAATACCAGTTCTTGCACAGCCATCACGGTAGATTGTAATACCCTTAAGACCTTGTTCCCAAGCATACAAATACAGGTCTTCAACATCTTCAATTGTTGCTGAATTTGGCAGATTTACTGTTGATGAAATAGCTGTATCAATATGTTCCTGCAATACTGACTGCATTTTTACTCGGTCTGCCCAGCAAATATTTTCACTTGATACAAAGTACTCTGGCAATTCTTTGTTTGGGTAAAGACGTTTAAATTCTTCTATTTCCGGAAGAAATACATCGTAATAAACTTCTTTATCTTTATGTAAGCTTTCTGTTTTACGTTTATATGACAATCTAAATGCAGGTTCACATCCTGTTGTCACATTGAGCATTGTGCCAATTGCAATGTCTTCGCGATGGTTCGCTACACCATCGCCGCCATCTTCTGGCTGCTTATATTTTCATATAAGTTGAGACTATATCTTTACTAATTATTTATAAACAATCCTTCTTTATTATTGTTCGAATGTACAAATCGGTGACAAGGTTCACATAGACATATTAAATTATCAAGTTTATTTGCTTCAGCCTTATCTTCAAATAATCTATAATTTTTGATATGGTGCACACTCATTTGTTGACCAAAGTCAGTTTCCGTAATTCCACATATTTGACAAGTATATTTATCTCTTTCTCTTGCCTTTTGCCGAGCATTATAAAACCCACCTGTGTAATGATGTGATTTTCCACCTTTCCAAGAGGGATTATTTTCCCCGCTATATATTTCTGCGTAATGCTTAGCCATGCAATTCATATCGCAATAACAAAAACGATTTGCCTTATATACACTTGGAATTACTTCGATTTTTGCATCACAATATCCACAAGTAGTTTGTATCTTATTAATTTGCTTTTCACTTCTGCCAACAACATTACATTCATCACAATAGATTCTTTTATAATGTCTTCCAGATGATATTTTTATTTCTTTACCACAACGCTGGCAAAATTGTGTTTTGGTTTTAGATTTTTGAGACATAGAAACACATTCTGGGGAGCAATATTTTTTTCTTTTATGTTCACCATCTACTTCGAAATCTTTTCCACACCATTTACACTGTTTGACAATTATTTTTCTATACTCATTTTGATATCTATGAGCAAGTTCTGCTTGACGAGCAATGAAATCTGGAGTTTGTTTGCTTTCTTCTGAAGTCCTAGATGGAATATTATATTTTTGTAACAACCTTCTAACCGATGTTTGCCCAATGTGAAGTATGTTTGCTACTTGTCGCTGTGATTTTTGTTGTGTTATATATAAATTATATATGTCGTCATATGTTATATTTTTTAATTCTATTATTACTTTTACCTAAGTTTATAAATAATTAGTACATTTTATTTCCACTGCCAATCACTTGCAGTGTACTCCCATTAAGGGATAGTCGTTGAACGTTCTCCTATTCAGAGCTTCGCTGCTGATTATCCAATCTTCATAATTTTCAAACATTCACACTTATGTATATTTCATCATTATGTTGTAGTTTATGAAGCTCTAAGGATGTTCCAGCAATTAAAAATGTTTTATGTGAGCCAGTTAGTCAACCCACTTGGAGCGATTGAAAGCAATGAGCAGTTGCGAAGACCATATTTGCGGAGCTCTGCGATTTCGTCTGCATTAAAATGTGCCTTAATAATTTCTGCATCAAAAACAACATCTTTATATTTTGGGAAAGTTCCTTTTTCTTTTGCGAGCTCAGTAGATGTCTCCAAAGCAGTTCTAAACATTGTATAGCCAATGGTATCTACAAGATGGAGAGATTCATCACTGCCATATTTAATGCCCATCTTAAAAAGCATTGAAGCAAGGCCCATAATGCCAAGACCTATATTGCGATAATTCTTTGCCATTTCTCTCTGTTCTGGCAAAGCATGAAGTTCAGCACCATAATCCAGTACGTCATCCAATGCTCTGATTGCAATTTCTACTGTATTGCGGAAATCTACAAAATCAAACTCTGATTCTGATGAATATGGGTGTTTTACAAATTCTGCAAGGTTAATACTGCCCAGATTGCACGCCCCATTCTGTGGCAAAGGCTGTTCTCCACATGGGTTACCAGTTACAATCTGATATTCATCATCGTACTGCATTAAATTATAGTTGCGAAACTGCTCAGTATAGATAATGCCTGGCTCAGCATATTCATGAGCCGTTTTACAAATCAGCTGATATACTTCAATAGGTTTCACCATATATCTGGTTTCACCGCCATCATAAGTAAAGTTTACTTGTTTTTCAAATACCAAGCCTTCATCATAATATTTTCTGACACAGGTCATAAATTCATCGTCAATTTCAACTGACAGATTTGCTTTTGTAATAAGATTTGTATCGGTTTTGATTGTGATAAAATCTTTAACCTCTTTATGCCAGCAGTCAAGAGACATCATCAGAGCTCCTTTTCTTGAACCGCCCTGTGAAATACTTGCTGTTGTAGTATCAAACATCTGCATAAATGGAATGATGCCATCAGTTTCATATCCACCTTTGCTGATTTTACAGCCCTTTGGACGGATTTTACTCAGAGATAAACCCTGCCCACCCTGTGCTTTATATGTAAGACCTATATTTTTATTTAGCTCCAGAATACCTGCTGTATCATCCGGGCAGTAACCACTTGAATAACAGTTGGATGTGGATGCACCATTACCCGTATTGTAGTTACTGAGTGTTCTGCCACCATGCAGATATTTCTTTTCTAAAATAATTCTTTTAATTTCTGGATTATTATTTGAAATTCTTCCGATAAATTCATCAAAGGATTCGTTTTTAATATATTTTTTTGTAGCAATATCAATGCCGAGCTGATTTTCTTCTCCAAGCCAATCTTTTACGTTCATTTTATTCCCCCATCTATTAATTGTAGCTGACTTCATCTTTATCAGTTCTAACACCTTGGTAGGTTGCGAACTGCAAACTACGTTTACCTGTTTTGTCTTTTGTTTCCTGTTTATATTTAACGAGCACAATCTTCCCAACTATGTCCTGTGGATTATTCCAAAATATATAACGTTCCTCATCGCTCATTCCACTTAATCCCAAAGTATTTCCTTTATAGTCCACAATCAGTTTTCCAAGGGTTCCTTTGTATTTGCCATCGCCTTCTTCAACGCCCGTTACTCTAAGGTCACAATGTTTCCAACTTTTTACCTTTAAAATGCCTGAATTACGTTTGCATTGATATACAGTATCCTTATTTAACATAAGACCCTCCATATCATTTTCATTTGCATAATCAAGCCAAAACTGAATTTTCTTTTGGTCATTGCCGTGATAAAACCATTTCACCATATGAAACGTTTTATAAAATGGAGTCTGCAGAATTATACTGTTTAATTTATGCATGTCATTAAGACGTTGGCGATATGTTATTTCACATTTGCCTTTGTCAAAATCATCAGCTGGAATGATATCATAATAAATAAAACACAGGTCTGTTTTGTCGTCAGAATCAGAATTCGCAATTGAAACAGTCTGTCGAAAATTTTCTTCGTCTGAGAGATGAGGTTCAATATCATTACGCCGGATAAGCTCGCCATCAATAAAGAAATCTTGAAGTTTAAAGTTGTTTATTGCGTTAATAACGTGCTTACAACCTTTGATTTCTTTTCCTTGTCGGCTTATTAATTTACCCTTGTAATATGAGGCATGGAACCCATTAAGCTTTTGTGATAAAGAAAACCATTCTCCGTCCTTAAGCGGATATTTTTCCAAAGGATATGCCTGCTGTACTGACCAAACAGGAATAAAATCTTCATAAACTTCATTTACTGTTTTGGCTGTCAGTCCTAACCTATATGATTTTGTTATAATATCAGCAATAAATTCCGCATTCTCGGGATTATCTTCGATAAAGAGCTGTGCTCTGCGAATATCTTCATGCCTTCCTGTATTGTTTTCTTTGATATATTCCAACATATGTGACCATTTCATTGGAAAATTAATATCAGGCATATTAATTTGAGCTTTGAGTTTCTTTTTATCGATACCTGTTGTTACATTGTTATCCAATAAAAATCGTAAAGTATACAGAAACATTTCACATACATTCTCTGGTTCTGAGCTGTTGATATAACGCAACAATCGTTTCTTTTCAGTTGTCCTTGGTGTACTCGCAATAGTCTTAAATAAAAAACTTACTCGCGTTAATGTTTCTCTCATATTTAATATTTGTCTCATAGTTATCCTTGTTCTCCACAGAGTTTCCCCTGCGGAGATTGTTATTCAATTTATTATTTAACTACTACGGCTTCTGAGCCTGTGATTTCCACCCAGCCGTGAACAAGACGAGCTTCGGCTTCTTTCATAGCGATAAGTTCTGGGGTAATACTCTGTGCAATAAGACGATTTGCTTCGGCTTCTGCCTGTGCTTCAATTTCGATTACTCGTGCTTCTGCCTGTGCTTTTGCTTCGGCAATTTTTGCATCTGCTTCTGCCTGAATAAGTTCTGTTTCTTTTTCTACTTTAATACGTTCCTGATTTGCTTCTGCCTCCTGTTTTTTCTGGATTGCATCTACACGTTTGTTAATTGTGTCCTGCAGTTGTTCGCTTGGATGTACATCAACAATAGAAGCATCCAAAACATTGATACCAAACTGACGATGGAATTCTTCATTGAGATGTTCTGTGATTTCCTGATTGATTGTCGTTCTGTCACCAGAGTAAATATCCATCATTGTGTAATCGGTTGTAACTTCGGAAATTTTAGATTTAAGTAATGTACGCACTCGGTTATTAACAATATCTTCACCGCTCATGCCTTTATAATCTTTAAATGTATTCACAACTGTTTGAGCATCATATCTGTATAACATCTGAAAACTAATATCAATATTTGCATTATCTGCTGTAGCTACAGCAAAGCTGTCATCACCTTTGCTGCCATCGCGTTCGTCTTTTGTCATAACAATCTGCTCATTACCAACAGTAAATTCCTTAACCTTTTTGGTTGGAGAAACAATATGCCAGCCCTGTGTGAGAATTTCGTCCTGCACACCACCGGACATTTTATATACAACGCCAACGTACCCTGTTGGAATTTTTTCAATACAAGTGATTATCCCTAAAAGCGCAATTACAATAATTGCTGCGGCAAGAACACCACCAACAAAACCGTTTTTCTTCATTAGTTAATCTCCTTTTTCTTTGTTTCTTCTTTATCTTCTTTATCTTCAAATGACATAATTTCTTTTGTGTCATCTAAAACCTTATTGATATATTTGCCTGTGCAAGTGAAGATTTTGCGCAGGGTAAACCACAATATGATTGCTGCAATAATTACAAGCAGCCAAAAAAATATATTCATTATTATTTTCCTTAAACTTTTTC